GGTAAAATAGATGGCATTTCAACTAACAAAAGGCGATTACTACAAAGGTTCTGACGGTAAATACTACATTTTTAATGCCGGTAACAGGACATTTTATCCCGTTAATTGGACGCCACCAGAAAGTTATGAGGGTACAGAGGTTGATAAAGACACAAAAAAACCAATTGCCGAAAGCACAACATCCGATGAAGCAGAATTAAAACAGACAAATTCTGGTAATCTAGGTGGTAACTACACCAACTATGCACGATATCCTTCAAACAATAGTCAGGTAATATCAAAGAAAACTGATTATGTTTTATTCCAATTTGCAGACTATACACCTCCGTTTAAAAATAGTGGCGATCGTCTTCCTAGTGGTCTTGGAGAGTATAATCAATCTATAGATAGTCTAAAACCAATAGATATTCCAGTGCCGGGTGGTACAGTGTCGGGAATTATATTACCCATGCCTCAAGATTTGAGTACTGAACAAAAACAAAATTGGAATGGTAAAAAGTTTACTAGACTAGGTGCTAGTGCTATTAGAACAGCAGGAGGAGATTTCAGCGCACTCGGAAGAAATGCCGATGATGGAGGAATTTCCGCAGCACTTGCTGCATTAAAAACTTCTGCATTAAATCGTATTCCAGGTGTTGGTGGTAATTTAAGTATAAATGATATTACAGGTTCAACTAGAGGTGTAGTTTTAAACCCCAATGCAGAACTACTATATGACTCTCCAGATTTAAGAGAGATTGGTATGGTATTTAAAATGGTTCCTCAAACAGCAGATGAAGCAAAACAAATTAAAATGATTTGTGATGCATTCCGAACTGCTTCTTTACCCAAATATGGAGCGGGAACAGCAAAGACTACGGGTATTGGCACTGATGACAAACCAATTGCTTCTGGGGCTTCCAATTTTATTAGAGTTCCAAATCTATGTAAGTTTACTTTCATGACAGGATCAAGTTCAAATAAAAATATAGCACAATATAAATCATGTGCAATCACTGGAGTACAAGTAAACTACACACCAGATGGAACATATGCCACATATCATGACGGATCTCCAGTTGCAACAGAAATTACCCTTAAATTTGTAGAAACAAAACTCATATTCAGTAGCGAAATTCAAGCAGGATTCTAATGTATTTTTCTCTTATTCCCGATATTAAATACGATATAAAACCAATCAGTTATCCGTTTACGGAATCTGATTACGTTACTGCAAAGAATTTCTTTCGTAGATTTAAAGTCAACAAAGATCTATTTGATTATAGTACATATTATACAAAGTATACAATAACAGACAGTGATAGATTAGATACTATATCCAATGATTTTTATGGTGATACTAGTTATGATTGGGTAATTGTATTAACAAATAATTTAGTCAATCCATTATTTTCCACCCCTGTATCAACTACTGTTCTACAAAAATATACTGAAGATAAGTATGGAGATGAAGCATACTCAGGTACTCATCACTATGTAACATTTGAAGTTCCATCAGGTCAAACGATTGATGGGATTGCAGTTAATGCACTAGAAGAGGGAATTGTTGTTGATAAAACGTTTTACGATGCCCCATTTGAATATTGGAATGGATCGCAGTTAATAACTATTCCAGGAAATACTGTTTGTAGGGAAGTATCTAACTACGAATATGAAAATGATGAAAATGAAAAGAAAAGAGAAATTTTTATGCTAAGACCAGCATACTTTACTAGATTTGTAGAAGAATTTAAATCTGCAAACAAATATGCAGAGTCTTCAGACTTCATAACAGAGAAACTAAAAAAGGTCGCAGTTTAACGCGACCTTTTGAGTAAAAAATATGCAGGGAAAATTTTCCCAGTTTTATCGTTTTGAAAAACCCATTTTGTAGCAAGCAGATGTTGCTAGTTTTGGATTCTTTTTCAATACTCTGTGAGCATGACCATGCACATCTGTTTCTAAAGTAAGGTGTGCTTTAGTATGAACAACCTGAATCACCATCAACATTCCAATGAACGTAAGGTTCAAGTAAGTAACTGGATGATTCAGACCTTTCACAAGAAACTTAATCACTTTATTCACTTAATGAACTTGTCCATACGAAGTTTGACATAATACATTCCGATGACCCATACGGAGAAGAGGAACCCCTCCCCGTAGGACATGGAGTTCCAAGCATGTACTGCTTCTCCCATCACTCTTCAGCAAGACGTGCGAAGTATGATAGTGCGTCATCATCCTCAACGATTGACTCTTCCTTGACAGGAGAGGGAGCATTCATCTGCTGACGGAAAGAAGATCCGCTAGTGATGTCAGGGTCATTGAACCCACCAGTAGCAACTGGTTCGTACTCTTCGCTGTCTACTGTAGGAACAGCAGCACGTTGAGTGATACCAAGCACCATGTTCAGACGCTTCTCAAGATCATCATAAGACTTGAACTGATCCTTATGAGTGAATGCCTCAAGGGAATGCTCACTCTTCCAGATTGCTTCTAGTTGATCATCATCAGCCGACAGAGCAGAAACAGAATCAAACTCAGAAGAATCATAGTTCCAGTAACCTGCAACTTTCTTGATCTTCAATTTGAAGTTAGCACCTTCCCAAAGGTCAAAGACATTAGTTGGTGTCTCATCTTGGAACTCAGGTTGCATAGCAGCGAGGATCTTATCATGGATCTTCTTGCCATACTTGTAAAGGAATACTTTACCTTCGTTGTCAGGGTGCTTAGGATCCTTCACAACATAGATGTTGCTGTAATACTGAAGCTTACGCTTCTGCTTACGAGCAGTCTCTTTGTCTTCATCTGCACCACTGTTCCAGAGACGGCGGTTTACTTCACCAACGGGATCCTTCTCGTTGAGTGTAGTCAGAGAGTTTTCAATGTACCAACCACCAACACCTTGGAAGGCGTGGGAGTATAGTTTTGCCCAAGGAAGGGTTTGACCTTCTGGGGCAGGAAGGAAACGGATAACAGCGTATCCATTTCCAGAAGCGTCAACCTCTGGTTTCCAGAAACGTTCATCAACGTTTTTACCGCTGGATGATTTCTCTAGTTCCTTTTGAAGGAAGTCAAAGTTGGTATGGGATTTACGCTTAAGGTCTGCAAAAGACATAGGATTTTTAGATTAAATTGGATTTGGTTTACGTGTTGGGTCTTACGCTCAATACTGTGCAGCCCAACGAAATTATTATAGCACGGGATTGATGGGACTTGAACCCACGACTTCCTGCGTGACAGGCAGGCGCTCTAACCAACTGAGCTACAACCCCAAATAGGTCTTACGCTAAGTACTGTGCTGCCCAATGAGGTTATTATAGCAAGCACAGAGTCAGGCGTCAACTCTCTGTGCCACTTTTAAGAATGTCTTTGAATTCACGGACTTTACCGAGCAATTCATCAAACATATCAGTTGCTCTTAAATTTTCATCGCCACCAAGTAAAACAACTGCTTGTTTAATACTTTCTGCTACAGATTTTGCTTCGGGATCATCACTCAAGCAAACTCGTGCATGAAAAATTTTCTGCTTTTCAATTAGTAATTCTAAAGCATCAAAGTATTCTAGTTTTCTATCGTGATCCAAGAGATTTAAATTCATTGCACAGCGGAAGCAAAACTCCTGCAGTGATGTCATCTCTTGGATCTCTCCTCTTACTAGTTCGGATTTAAAAAATTCACTCATCAGACTAACATTAATTTTGCTCTGGACGTTTTTTTAATGAAGTTTAACTTCTGTGCCTCACATTTTAGTTTTTCTTTTAATGGTTTTGAAATTAGTTTAGACACAGATTCAACTTCAATTTCATTGAGATCACATAGGTGTAGTACAGCATCAATATAATTCATATCTAAATTAGTGAGTGCTATTTTTTCTACCTCTTGAGAGAACTTCGCGCTTGTCATAAATTTATCTGCTAGTAGATTCTTTTTTTCCATATCTGGTTTGGTATTCGTCTATGTATTGGATTAGTTTGAGCAAGTATTCTTTTTTGGGGGGAGTAACATACACTTGCGTCTCTCCATTTTCACATGCAACGATAGTAACGAGTTGCTTTACGGTAATACCATAAAGTTCTTGCAAACAACATGCATATGCAGTTTCTTGCACCAAATAGTCGTACAAATAAGCTTCTTTTTTTGGAGCAGCAGAAGTTTTGAAGTCAATGATAGAAAGAACTCCATCAAATTCTGCAATACAATCAACACGACCTGCAACTTCAAGATGGTCGGAGTATAATGCTGCTTCCTGTAAGTAAATATTATTTATACGGTCCAAAACAGACCGAGAATGTTGGAACATTAGTACAGGTAAAGGAAACTTACTGTACTTTTTTAAGTCCAAATTATTATTGAAATAATCTTCAGCAATAGCGTGATACTTAGTTCCACGTCCAGAAGATCGGGCAGAAATATTTGCTGCCTTCTCTTTACCAACCCTCTCTCTCCATTTAGCAAGACCAGCTTGCTTCTTAGCGTTATTGCCAATCACAGTGGTGATTGACGGATAATGATTACCGGATGGTGTATAGTAGACACGCTTTCCATCTACCATCTCAGCATTCATTTCAATAGGTGTCACATCACCAACATGATTAAACAAATTCATTTACAGACCAAGAGATAATTTACTAACAAGATATGCCTTAACAAGTCCGGAGCGAACAATATCTTCCACTCCAAACTCAATCATAGAAAACTCTTCCATGTTCTCCAGGATTCTTTGGAAGTCAAGAATACCATTACGTTCATTTGTTTTCTGTAAATCAGATTGATTCACATCTCCACAGAAACAGATCTTACTATCCTGTCCGATACGTGTCATGATTGAATCAAGTTCATGGAAGTTTAAGTTCTGACACTCATCAACAATAACGATTGCATTATCTAGAGTAGTACCACGGAGGAATGAGGTAGACCAAAATGAAATTGTTTCTTGCGCTTTAAGATTTTCATAAAGCATTTCAAAACTATTATCATCTGGCATCTCAAACATATGTTTTACCATATTTTTATATGGTATTTGATACAGAGATGCTTTGTCATCATGAGTTCCAGGAAGGAAACCAATTTCTCTAGTTGCTACAAGAGAACGAACAATATATACTTTTTCAAAAGGAGTATTCTCATTTAGAATATCTTTAAGTGCTAGGTATAAAGCAATAAAAGTTTTACCTGTTCCTGCTGCACCATATGCAAACATGTTCTTTCCTGCTGCCCACTCGGTGAAGAAAACTTCTTGATTATCTGTTAGAGATTCAATCTCAAGAAGATATGCTTCGTTGATTGGCTTCCTGCGCTTCAGTTGTTTCTTAGACATCCCTTGTCCAGGTGTCCGATTTGATCTTCCTCTAGCCATAATTTACCACTGATAACTATCTTTGTGACGTGTTGAATTCCCATAACCAGGAACTTGTTTCACTTTATTCATGACATCTTTCCAACCGGGATGAGACTTAGACATTTTATCACGCCAGTCACCAGCTTCACCAGCACTAGCACAACCTTTTGACCAATCTTTATCCCAATCAGGATTCTCTTCTTTCCATACCATGTAATCTTTCATAGACATATGAAGTTCTTGTTCTTCACCTGTCGTGAGATTTTTAACTGGATAAGTCGGCATCTTCTCCCTCCTTTTTTTTATTAAATCCAAATGGACCCGCTAGTTTTTCTTCCAGTGCTACCTTCAGTGCAACACCACCAATCGCTTCCATAACTTTAAGGACTTGCTCAGGGTTGGCATCTTCCCCCAGTTCCTTAGCGATGTACCAATACTTAGGCCAGAATGTTTCGCCTGCTTTTTGATAGTCATCTAGTGTTAATAGTTTCATGTCCACTCCAGTGCTTCAGCACAAATAGGTAATTCTTTCACAAAGACATCGCGACATTGTAATGCGATATCCATATGTTCTTTCTGCGTTCCATTAGCAGAACGCAATTGGATATAATGAATCCATGAGCGGACTGAGCCCGTCATATAGATTTTGGTTGGTACGGCAAGAGGAAGTACAAAACGAGCACACTCCTTTGCAATACCATACTCAAGCATCTCTTGATAGAGTTTCATTCCTTCTTCAAAATGTTTTTGCATTTTGATCTGGAATTCTTGACGGGTAAACGCATCAATATCATCAATAGAATTCTGACGATTCTTGGTGTCTTGTCTGCGTAGTTCAGGTAGAGTAATTGTATCTGCAAGCATAGAACTATCAGCATACCGTTGAGAAAACTCTTGGAATGTGAAACTCCTATGACGAAGGATTTGAGCCGCTAGACCCCGCGTGGTTTCAATCTCAAGCGTCATGTGTGCCTGCTCAAAGACGCTCCAATGATTGTGTTTGATGCAATAGGACAATAGACCAGCAACCTTAGGGTTATCCTGGTTGTTCGGGTTGCTCACCCTCGCTACGTAACCCATCGTCTTCTCCGCTTCGGGAGTTATTGTTAATAGTTTCACTGAATTCATTACTAAATCCCTTCTCCTGTTTGCGACGTTGTTGTTTAAGTTTCAGTGCTATCTTAGCACGAGTTAATTGAATCACCATGTAAGAAATCTCTTCTGCTGTATACAGATTTGGATTTGTCTTTGCTTCTTTGATTGCTTTTTTTGCTAATCTAATTTGATCTTTTAGTCGGGTCATAATACGCTTTGTAGTAGGCAACAATGCCATCTGATCTTAGGTTTCCTTGAGACACCCAATCATGAACACATTCATAAATGCTCTGGTTAGAATATCTAGGTGATCCATCAGAGCAAATTTCAGATCCAAACTTCTTTAATAGAATGTTTAGTCCCTGCGTTCTGATATCCATGCGTTCATCACTGTAGCGCCAATCAGTTGCGATGTCCATAGTTAAATCACAGATGCATTCATTATAACATAAAAAAAGAGGGGTTGCAACCCCTCGTAAAATTTAATCTAAAATACTCCTGCATATTCGTTTGCATTGACGTTGATCTAAAGAATCACATTCAATTAGACACTCATAATAATCATTTAATTTATAATTGTCCTCTTCCTGTGAATTTTCAAAACTCGTCCACTCATTTAACTGAGAGCGGGATAACAGATTGTGCATTGAACACCTCCTAACATTGAACACATAATAAAGTGAGGGCGTGGGTTCATTTGTCTGCCTCTAATTCTACCACTATTTAATAGAATTATATTGAAATCAACACCTATTGTAAAGAATATTATTGCCTACTAGTTTATACTCATAAAAAAAGAGAGGGTCAAACCCTCTCCACACAGTAAGTTGTTCACTTAGTGTAAAGTTTACCACGATAACAGAATGTACCATGGGTCTCTTTAGATTCTACACAACGTGTATCATATTCAACACCACGGTATGTAGTGTGAAGAACTTGTGCGTTATGCAGCGCAGATGCTTTTTGAATCTGCTTACGAATCAGGTTAAGTGTGTTCATTGTAGTTACTCCTAAAGTAGTTGGATTTTAATCCGTTCCTTTAGTCGTTTGCGTCCCATGGATAGCATTCAGGTGTTGATTCCTTCATGACCTCAATCAACTCTACCTTAAAAGCATTTGAGATATTCTCATTTGCTTTCATCTTAAGCATGATTGTA